AAAAGGTAAAATCTCATACAAAACCAGATATGAGGGCTTAGTAGCACCGAAGGATAAGATTGTAGAACATGCAAAACCAAACTATAAAGATAGCAGATACAGCTAAAAAGACACTAGGACAACAGTTATTAGACACTGATAAGGAACACCGCGCTTCTGCACCAGTAGAGGCCGGTGATCTTGCTAACGAGTATGGAAAAGATTACATGAAGGAACTTCATTCTGTGATCGAAAACCATTCAAACACAAAACAAAAGTATTATATTCAAGTATTATCAAAGCATTTAGTAGGGGCACCTAACAGGGGTCAGCGACTTTTGTTTGTTGCCAGATTTACAAAACCACAAATGTGTGATACAGAAGATGTATGGTCGTATGATAATAGAACGTCCGTTCTTAAGCTTGAATGGTCACTTCCTCATCGTTATGAGATGAAGAATTTCATGGCTAATCCGGAGTTATATGATGCAAAAATGGTTTCTGATATTAAGAACTATTTAAAATTATCTAAAATAGATGTAAAAAACCTCTAAATGTTTAATTTATAGATATTTTGGTAAGTAAAAGTTTTTCTACTTGCTAATAAATTATTTTATTAATAAAACTTTATGCAAATGCGTATAGAGATTCGCACTCTCAAAGGAAAATAATGACAGAAGAGAATTTAAATCAAGGCGTTATAAATGAGGAAGTCGCTAATCCCTCATCTCAAGTGTCAGAAGAATCATCTGAGGTTAAGCAAGCTGCTGGGAATGATAAAGAATATAATTTCAAACAGCTACGCGAAACTAATGAAGATTTAAAACGTCAGGTATCAGAATTAAGAGAATTTGTAAACTCTAAGGAAAACATTCCTCAAGAGAAGCCTGCTCCTCAAGAAGATGAGCTATTATCTCTTTCACCGGATGATATCGTCACTTATGGACAAGTTGACAGATTAGCGGAAAAGAAAGCACGTGAAATTGTAGATAAAGTTTTTAAAGAACGAGAAACAGCAGAGCTTCCTAGAAAAGTAAAGGCTCAATATTCTGATTTTGATGAAATAGTAAATAAAGAAACAGTAAAGGAATTCGAGCAAAGCGAACCTGCTCTAGCGAGTGCATGTGCTGTATCGGCAAATCCATACGAAGCAACGTATAAGATGTTAAAAATTCTTAGACAGCAGAAAACTGACGGAAAGATTGCTAAAAATGAGGAAATTATAGATAGGAATTTAAAAGTTCCGCCTCCAGCAACGTCTATCAGCAGAAGTAGTGGATTGCAAGATGCTAATTCTTTTGGAGAACTCTCACAAGCTGATCTCTATAAAGAAATGATGCAATTCTCTAGAAAGTCGAACTAAGCCGGACTCCCTTTTAATTAAGGAGAAAAAACATGAGTACAACCACCACAGTACTTCCACCGCCAGTGCAGCAGAAGTTCAGTGCAAAGTTGTTATCAACTCCACAAGCAAGGTTGATTCATAAATTAGCTGCTGTTCCAAGAACTTTAGAGAGCAATTCAGGTGATATCGTACGTATGAGACGATATACAAGACTTGAAACTGCGCCAGTTCCTGTTGATCCAGCTCTATTGAATCCTCCAGCTCAGCAATTGACTGCGGTTGATATTGATGCGAAACTAAATTGGTATGCTACATATATTTTAATTACCAAACAGGTTTCTTTAATCAACCAAGACCCAGTATTAAATGAAGCAGCAGCAAGATTAGGACAATCTCTAAGAGAAACTGAAGATCAGTTAGTAAGAGATATGCTAGAAGCTACAGCTTCCTTTATCAATTGCGTTGGTGGTGTAAATGGTGACAATCCAACTGAAATCGTACGTTCAGACGTTGATACAGTTATTGCAACACTACAAAATAACGATGCTGAATTCACATCAGAAATGATTGAAGGAGAAGATAAATTTGGAACAGGTCCTGTTAGAGATGCATATTTCGCTATGGCATCTTCAGCAATGATCGGACAACTAGAAAACGTTGACGGATTTATTTCTAAAGCACAGTATCCATCACAATCAAATACTTTACCTTCAGAGTGGGGAACAATTTCTAATACTAGATTCTTCCTTTCCTCAAGAGGTTCAGTAACACAAAATGCATCTTTACTAGGAGCAGACGTTTATAACGTATTTGTAACTGGTCAAGAAGCATACACTTGTATTGATCTAAGTGGAGCTACAGCACAATTCATCTACCATCCTCCTGGACACGGCGATGACCCTTGTGAATTACGTCAAACTGCAGGTTACAGAATGGCATACGCGACAAGAATTACAAATGATTCTTGGGTTATTAATTTAAGAGCAACATTGGCATAAGGAGAGAAATTATGGGTACACCTTTAAGTTTAATCGCAAAGGGATCTTTCACTTCTACTGGTGCGGCTAGATCTGTTGAATTACCAGACAGACCAGATTACTTTGAGATTTTCAACTCAAGTACTTGGGGAACTGCTCCAACTGCTGTAGTTAAATCTTGGTGGTATAGCGGTTATGCTGATGGTAGAGCATCTACTCTTACTGAGGGTGGAGGTTCTGCTTTAACAGGTACAGCAACAGCAGCTGGTGGCGCTGGATTTACTTTAGTAGATATTACAGACCAAACTCCTGGTGCTCTTGTGGCAACAGGTACAGCTATTACAGCAGCTACTCCAGCAGTTGTAGCGGATGCTACTTCTCCTGGTGTTGGCGATATCGTTCGTATGACAAATACAACTGGTATGCTACAAATAGCAGGCATGGATTTCACAGTTACTGCAGTTACAGCTGGTGTTAACTTTACACTTGGTTATTTACCAGCTGCAGGTTTTGCAGCAGCAGCAACTAATGCTGACTATAGAATTATTCCAGCTAAATATTATTCACCTTATAGAAGATATATGACTGCAATGACTGCAGCTGTTAATTCAGTTGTTACATTCTCTGTAGCTCATAACTACCTAGTTGGTGATTTAATAACACTACATATTCCAGCAGTTTATGGAACTATGAGCAACTTTGATGGCGTTACAGCAAGAGTTATTGCTGTTGGTGCTGCTACAGTTACTCTAGATCTAAATACAGTTGGATCTGCATTTGCTTTCCCAACATCAGCTATTGCGGCTACAGGCATGACTCATGCTCACGCTACACATACTGGTGAAGTAGCAACAAAACTATCTTCTGCAGTTACAAACGCAGGCTTTATTGGCATGCATTTAGATACAGCAGTTGTTGGTGCTAATACTAACGTTATGTATTGGAACGCTTACAAAGCAGATTATGAAGTAACAGAATAACTATGAGGGGGGAGTAAATTCCCCTCTTTTTTAAAAAAAGGAAAAACATGAGTTTCGTAAAAGAAATAGATTTAAATAAAAAAACTAGAATTAGTTCCGAAGGGAAGAAAAAATCTAAAGAATTAATTGAAAAGCAATCGAAAGAACATGATAAATTAGTAAAGGGTATATTTAGAAACATTGAGGTTCCTGGTGGAGATTTAGAGTTCGCTTTCAGAGAATTTCCTGAGCAACCAGTTAGAGTTTATCATTTTGTTGATGGTAAGGAATATGAAATACCTTTAGGTGTTGCAAAACATATTAATAACAATACTAAAGTTGCAATACGAGATCATATGAGAAATTCCAAGGGTGAAAAATTGCTACAAACATGCGTAGGTGGATGGAGACAAAGATATCAATTTGTTTCTTCAGACTTTATGTAGTGACAAAAAATCAAGTAAAAATTTAAATATGATGTAAAAGAGGAAAGTTATGACAGTTTCAACAGATTTAAGTGCCATACAAACAAAAGTAAGGAGATTAACTGGAAGGTTATCACCAAACCAACTTTCTGATGCAGATTTAAATCAATACATCAATAATTTTTATTTATACAATTTACCTGAACATTTGCGTTTATTTAATCTCAAGCAGAATTATTCTTTTGATTTAGAACCTGATGTTCTTGAATACACATTCGATTTTAACCAATTTATATCAGTAGAGCCTCCATGTTATGTCGGTGGGTATGAGATTGATTACTATCAAGACCAACAAAGTTTTTTTAACAACTTCACTAAAAGAAAGTTTGAAGCGATTTTAGCTGCAGGATCAGGAATAGCTGGTCCTTATGCTGGAACTTTAACAGGCACTCCGATTCTAAGAAATTCTGTGTTTATTTCTGCAGTTGATGCTGGGGGAAATTCTTTAGTAGCTGAGGATGACGGGGCAGGTTCTTTTACAGGAGATGTTTTAGCAGGAGCGACAATAGATTATGATACAGGGGCGATCGCGAATTTAACTTTTACTGCAGTAATACCAGGTGGAGAGAATATAAATGCTCAATATTTTCCATTTCAAGCGGCAAGACCGTTAGCAGTTTTATTCTTTAATGATACATTTACATTTTGGCCTGTACCGGACAAAGCATATCAATTTGAAATAGAGGCTTTTGTTAGACCTACAGAATTAGTTGGAGCGGCAACAAATCCTCAATTAAATGAATGGTGGGAATTGTTAGCATATGGTGCTGCGCTTAAAATCCTAGGTGATACATTAGATATGGATGGTTACGGTAAAGTGAAGATACTATTTGACGAGCAGATGTCATTAGTAGAAAGAAGAACATTAAAACAACTTTCAAATCAGAGAGTTCAAACAATATATGACGGGTATGATAAATCTACTTATGGTGGAAGTTATTCATATATATAGATAAACAGTTAAGGGGGGAAAATGACCTATCAACCAAATATTCCACTAGCTAATGATCCATTAGATGTTAGCCAAGTAGATATAAATGCCAATTTCACAACATTAAATACATATTTTAGTACTGATCATATTGCTTTAGATGCAGCAACAGCTCAAGGTGAACATAAAAAGATTACATTAAATGATGTTTTAGGTGCAGACCCTGGATTAGCCACTCCTAAGTCTTCTATTTATACAAAAACAACTGGTGGAGCTTCGGAATTATTTTTTCAAAACGATGCTTTAGCAGCTAATGTAGCACAATTAACTGGTTTGACAATAACACAAGTTGGTACTAATTATGGTGTAACTACTCCTTGGGGTTTAAAATTGAATT